ACATAGCACCTGCATTACTAGCAAAATATGGAAGTCCATTTGAATCTTTAACTATTTCATAAGTTGCATCAGGATATGCTTGCTTAAATTCATCCCATGCCCAGCTCCAAGAAAGATAAGAAAGCCCATTTTTCTTTTCTACTCGTTCATTGACATTAATTGTGCGAAGTTCGTTAAAAGTTTTCATATTAATCCCTGTTATTTGAGTTGTAATCTTCGATGGCATCGTTTTCAGCGTAGCGTTCTAGCTTTTCACAAGCAAAGTTCCATAAAACACGACCTAATTGTTCAAAATTACGGTTATGTAATGAATCAGCTACTTTTTCTTTGATTTGGTCGTATTCGTCTTGGCTGATAGATGTAATAGCGTCAAAGAAGTTATCAAAGTTGCGTACATCGTATTCGCTGTTTAATAGCTCGTCTTTGCGTTCACTAAGAAAATCATCGTCATTTTCATAGTATGGGGCTTGTAGCCAGGCATCGTAGCGGTTCATTAGAAACCCCCTGTTCTTAAAACATATATAAGGGCTAAACCACCAAATAGGATAAATCCTGTAATTGCACCGATTAAAAAGTCTTTCATTTACTTACTCCCTTAAAAATTAATAAATTTACTGCATAGGTGTAACTATACACGAACTAAATCCTATTGCAACAACTTTTTAAAAGAAAATGTGGTTTTTTCGCATAGGTAGATTCCCTAATAAAAAATGTTGCATAAGTTTTTAAAAGATTGTATTATGCAAAAAAGAAAGGAGCAGTAAATGAACCCAATGGATTTATTAAAAATAGAATTTGGGTCTTTAAAAGACCTAGCTGAAAAGTTGGATTTGAAGCCAAACACCATTTATTTATGGGGTCAGCAACAAATACCATTTAAATATGTAAAACAAATTGAAGAACTTTCTAATGGGAAAGTAACTCGTGAAATGTTAAGACCAGACCTATTTAAAAAGGACTAATCATGGCAGGTGATTGGATTAAATTTCAAATTGATACGCCTGATAAGCCTGAAGTTTTGGCTATGGCTGCAAGATTGAATATTGACCCTGATGCAGTAGTTGGAAAGCTAATTCGAGTATGGTCTTGGTTTGATAAACATACTGTAGATGGTAACGCTGAGAGCGTGACAATTTCGTTCCTTGACCGTTTGACTGGCGTTACAGGTTTTGGAGAACAGATGATTTTTGTTGGTTGGATTGAGCAAAATGGAAGCATTTTAAAAATGGTAAATTTTGATTTTCATAACGGAAAGTCAGCAAAATCAAGGGCTTTGGGGAAGGATAGACAGCAAAAACATAGAAAAAATAGTAACGCACCAATCGTTACAAAACCGTCACTAGAGAAGAGAAGAGAAGAGAATATATATACACAAGAGTTTGAATCTTTTTGGAAGGGTTACGATAAACCAACTGGTAAAGCTAATGCTTTTAAAGAATGGAAAAAGTTAAAGCCGAGTGAAGAACTGATTAAAACCATTATTTCTAAAGCTACATTACAAGCTAAGTTAGTTGATAGGCAATATCGCAAGGATGCAGAGCGTTGGTTGCGTGATAAGCGATGGGAAGATGAGTTGCTAACTTCTTCCGTAAATGATGGTTATAGAGGGGTAGAACTATGATTGGTCATAACGAAGCATTCCGTTACTACTTTGATAATGGCGTTTTACATGGCGTATTTATCATCGTAGGGGATAAACCTAAAGACTTTGACGCTAATAGCTCGTATAGTGCTAATCCCTCAATTTATACGCAAAAGCGTAATCCTACGAGATACGACCTTGCATTTGTTAAAGACCAAATAGTTCATTTAATTCATGGTGAAAACGCAACAGATGAGTTGTTTGCTAAGTGGTTTGCTCATTTAAGCGAAATGAAGCCAAGAGTAATGGTAGCTACTGATTCAGAGAAAGATATGTATGTTTTTAAAAAACATTGATTTTGAGCAATATCAAGAGTTGCACGATATTGTTTATCAAATTAAAGAAAAAGGTGAATTTGAAGATTCTCTTAATTCTTATTTTGAAGGCAATTTGTATTCAAAAGGTTGCAGTTTGCCTTGGACTAAGACTAGGGAAACGATTGCATTAAGACCATCAGAAGTCAGCATTTGGGCAGGTATTAACGGTCATGGCAAATCATTACTTTTAGGACAGGTTGTTCTTTCCTTGTTAGAACAAAAACAGAAATGCCTAATAGCTTCATTTGAGATGCGACCAGAGGTTACTTTGGCTCGGATGGCACGACAGGCTATCGGAATTAAAAAACCCTCTCAAAACGCCGTTAAATCGTTTTCAGAGTGGTTGCCTGACCAACTTTACATCTATGACCATCATGGAATGATAGAAAGCTACCAAATGTTAGCGGTTTGTCGCTATGCACATGAGGTTTTAGGACTAAATCACATAGTCATTGATAGTTTGATGAAATGCGTAAGGGGTGAGGATTCATATAACGAGCAAAAAGACTTTGTAAACGAATTGTGTTCGATTGCAAGAGCTACGGGTATGCACATTCACTTGGTTCACCATATTAGAAAGGCTAATGATGAGAAGCAAATTAGTGGCAAGTTTGACCTTAAAGGTTCAGGCTCAATATCAGACCAAGCGGACAATGTATTTATTGTATGGAAAAACAAGGAAAAGGCTCAGATTGTGGCTACTCAACCTGGTTATTTTGACCGAGAAGAACCTGATGCCATGTTGGTTTGCGAAAAGCAAAGAAATGGAGAGTTTGAAGGAAGAATAAAGCTATGGTTTGACTATAAAAGTCAGCAATTTATTGAATCGGCAGATACGCCAATACATGATTATTTAAGGGGTAATTAATGGAACAAGTAATTGAATTTTTATTAAAAAACGCAGGTAAATACGCTAAAGCTAAGTCTGAACGCATATATCTTGAAGAATTTAGAAAGTCTAAAAAAGCACTTTTGATGCAAGAAGCTGAGTTAGCAGGCGTAACGACAAATGCAGCACAAGAGCGTGACGCATACGCAAACATTGAATACAGACAACTATTAGAAGGTCTTAAAGAAGCAGTAGAAACAGAAGAAAAGTTGCGTTGGCAGTTAATTGCAGCACAAATGAAAGTAGATATTTACAGAACTGAATCAGCTAATAACCGTAATTTAGAAAGGAACACATTATGAATGACTACTCTTTTCCATGTATTTTGCTAAAAAAATATCTTAGAGAATACTATGAGCTATGTAACAACAAACAATACGCTAAAGCCTATGAAGTAGCAATAGACATATCTGATTTAGCTTTACAACTAGAAACTATTGCACAGGAGTTGGCTGATGACGATGCGAAATCCTGATGCAAAACATATCGACTATGGTTTCATGAAAGGAATAATTAGCGATACATTTATTCCTAGCAATATTGATGGTATTTTGGAGCGAAATGGTCAATTTTTAGTGCTTGAATGGAAAAGACCAAATGAAAAAATCAGCAAAGGGCAAAGTATATTATTAAAAGCATTAGCTAAAACTCCATGTTTTACATTGGCTGTTATAACTGGTGATACAGATAATGGATTAAATTTTCAAAGTTGTTGGATTTATAACAAAGAAGGAAATGCTGAACTTAAATACGATAAATACGAGGATTTTGTTAAATATCTTAAGTTTTGGTATGAAATAGCATGAATTTACCTGCAAACTTACATAATTGGACTTTGGTTAATCTTTTTCAGACCTATTTTTGGACTAAAAGAAAAGATTTAAAAGATTTTATTTACATAGAAATATGCAAAAGAGCTAATGACGAAAAATGAAAAAATACACAATAGGCGAGTCGCAGAACTTGGATGTGTCCTTTGCTACCAAAAGGGAACACCAGGAACGCCTGCCGAGTTGCACCATATTCGTAGAGCAGGACAAAGAAAAACAGCCCCCATCATTCCCCTCTGTCCCTTTCACCATAGATTTGACCCAAATACCAGTATTCACGGAGCTGGGCGTAAAGCGTTTGAACGAAATAACAAAACAACCGAAGAAGCGTTATTGGAACTAACAGAAAGATTATTAAATGAGCAGAATTATTAGTTGGTTTTCATGTGGTGCTGCTAGTGCAGTAGCAACAAAATTAGCAATTACTGAAAGTAAAGAACCTGTTGAAGTTGTTTATTGTCATGTTAAAGAAGAACATCCTGACAATTTAAGGTTTATGAAAGAATGTGAAAAATGGTTTGGACAACCTATAAAAGTAATTGAAAACGAAAAATATGAAGGAAGCATTTACAAAGTATTTGAAAAAAATCGTTATATCGTTGGCATAGCAGGTGCTCCATGCACACGATTTCTTAAAAGAGAAATGCGTAAAAAATTTGCAAAGTTAGATGATTTACAAGTTTTTGGTTATACATCTGAAGAACAAGACCGAGTAGATAGATTTATTGATGCCAACAATAATGTTCGTTTGTGGTCTATTTTGATTGATAAAGGATTAACTAAATCAGATTGTTTAGCCATATTAGACAGGGCAGGCATTGAATTGCCTACAATGTACAAACTTGGTTATCAAAACAATAATTGTATTGGTTGCGTAAAAGGTGGTTTGGGATACTGGAATAAGATAAAAGTAGATTTTCCTGAACAATTTGAGCGTATGGCAAAATTAGAAAAACAAATTGGAGCAAAAATACTTAAACTAAAAGGTGAGCGTATTTGGCTTGACGATTTGCCACCTAATGTAGGCGATTATCCAACAGAGCAATCTATTGAATGTGGGATTTTTTGCCAAATGGCTGAAGAAGATATAAGAAATTGAAACATTTACCTAGTGATAGCACCAAATATTGTGATTCTTGCAAAATCAAAAAGAAAAGTTGTACAGGAAAAGTAATAACAAGCCGTAACGGTTTAACCTACAAATGGATATGTAAAGACTGTGCTGATATTAAAGTTACCTTACCCACCGAGCGTTAATACTTATTATCGTAAGTTCCGCAATATCATGGTTTTGTCTGAAAAAGGCAGATTGTTTAAAGAAGCAGTCCAAGACTATGTAATTGAAAACAGAGTGCCCAAATTAGGCAATAAACGCTTAGAGGTAACGATTTGGCTATATCCTAGAGATAAGCGTGTAACTGACCTTGATAATCGTTTAAAAGCGGTTTTAGATGCTTTACAAGATGCAGGCGTATATGACGATGATTCTCAAATTGATGTATTGATGATTCAACGAGGAAAAATAGTCAAAAATGGAAGTGTTACAGTAATGCTTGAAACTCTGGATAATCAACTTTAAAATAACAAAACCCTCAAGGTTCGCATAAACCAAGAGGGTTTTTAACCAAAAATCTATGAAGGAGATGTAATGGCTAATGAAAATTTTACTCTTACAAAAGAGTATTTGCATCAAATTTTTGAATATAAAAATGGCAGTTTATTTTGGAAACATAAATTTTCTTGCAAAACAAAAATAGGTGATAAAGCAGGTTTTTTGTCTGACAGAGGATATATAAGAGTCGGAATAAATAAAAAATGTTATGCAATTCATAGACTTATATTTTTATATTTTAAAGGTTATTTGCCTAAAGAAATAGACCATATTG